AAAAGAAGCAGAAACAGAGGAGGCTTTAACAGTTATGAATAAAGGTAACAAAGCACCATTAGGAACAAAAGAAGAAATGAATGTTAATAGAATTTATAATAGAGTTCTATTAGGAAAATCTATAACAGAAGAAGAAAAACAATTTTTAAATGAAGCTGGAACACCAGGGCAAGTAGAAGCAACAGATGGCAAGGGTGGTTACTTAGTACCATTAGAACAATTTAATCAAATTAAAGAATTAAGAAGAAATAAAGTAGCATTAAAAGATTATTGTAATGTATTGCCTGTAACATCTTTTAAGGGAACAATGCCAATAGAAAGTGGAACAACTGGCGAATTAATTGCATTTGAAGAACTAAATGAAATAAATAAATCAGATGTTGATTTTGCACAAGTTGTATATAATGTTGCTGACTATGGAGATATTATCCCAATATCAAATACTTTATTAGCTGATGAAAAAGCTAATTTAACTAATTATATTGGAAAAAGATTTACTAAAAAAGCAATCAACACTGAAAACAAAAAGATAATAGCAATATTAAAAGCATTAAGTCCAAAAGCAGCTGCAGATTACACAGTTATAAATACTGCATTAAATGTAGATTTAGACCCTGCTATTTCTGCGAATGCAATAATTATAACTAACCAAACAGGGTTTAATTTTTTAGATAACTTAACAGATAAACAAGGTAGACCTTTACTTGAAATAAATTTACAAAATACAACTCAAAAAATATTTAAAGGTAGAAATATTGTTGTATTGTCTGATGCTTTATTACCAATGAATGTAAAAAAAGCACCTGTATTTATTGGAGATATGACTGAATTTATAACTTTCTTTGATAGAGAAGGTTTAGAATTGGCACTATCTACTGAAGCAGGATTTACTAAAAATGCAACTTACATTAGAGCAATAGAAAGATTTGATGTTAAAAAAGTAGATAGTGATGCTATGGTTTATCTTGAATTAGAAACAAAATAATAGGTGATTGATATGGAAGATATTTTAACTTTGGAAGAAGCTAAAAATTATCTAAGAATTGATTATGATGATGATGATTTGTTGTTGCAATCTTTACTGGTTGCAACGATGGATTATCTAAGAGATGCAATAAATGACTTTGATAAAAAAGCAACAAAAGAAAAGTTTATTAAAAGGGCTAAAATTCTAGCTTGTGTACTTGTGCAAGATTGGTATGATAACAGAGAGCAAAAGGAAAGTAAAGATTTAACTTATACAGCCAGAAGTCTATTAACTCAGTTACAAGTAGGTGATAACTTTGAATGATATAACTAAGAAATTAAGACATTTTATTGATGTATATCACATGATAGACACAACTAATGAACTTGGAGAAAATGATAAAAAGCCAGAGTTATTAAAAAAAGCATACTGTGAAATAGTTCCTTTAAATTCTAGTGTAAAAAATGGAGAAGCTGGAACAGAAGAAAATCAACATCAATTCAAATTCATATTTAGAATAAAATCAGTTCCTGGAATAAAAAAGGACTGGTTTTTTATTTATGAGGGATTGAAGTATGAAGTTATTTATTTCAACAGAGATTTTAAAGATAATCAGTTCATAGAAGTTTTTTGTGTAAGAAAAGAGGAGTAAAAATGGGAGTTTTTTCAGCGAATGATTTAGAAGATCTTGAAAAAGAAGTATTAAGACTTGCTAGAAAATACCCAAAAGAAGCTAAAAAATTCTTGCAAAAACAAGGTAATAAATTAAAAGCTAAGGCTAAAAAGAAAGCAAAATCTAAAGTAAAAGTAAAAAAAGGTAACTATTTGAAAGGTTTTAAAAGAGGTAAAGTTTATAAATATAAAGGTGAAGAAGACACAGTTAGAGTTTATAACTCAACACCTCATGCACATTTAATAGAGAATGGGCATATCATAAAAGATAAAACTGGTAAAGAACATGGTTTTAAAAAAGGAGAGCATATTTTAGAAGATTCACAGAGAGAGTTTCAAGATGAATTTTTAAAAGCTGCAGATGACTTTATTGATGAAGTTATTAAAAATGGAGGTTTCTAATGATTAAATTAAGCCAGATACTAAAAGCTGTTAATACAAAATTAAAAGAAACATTTCCTAAAATAGAAATTGATAGTAAAGATTTATCTGAAAAATTCAACAGACCTAGTTTTAGAACTGAATTAGATGGTCTTAAAACCAGTGCTTTTATGACTACTTTTAAGGAAAGAAACTTTACAATCAGAATTTATTTTTTTACTACTTTACCTGGTAAAGGAAGAGAAGAAAGATTAAAAATATCTGATGAAATTGAAAATGCTTTCTTAGGTACATTATGGGTAAATGAAACTTTTGCTATTCCTGTTGATGAAATAGAGTTTGAAGAAACTGAAGATGGAGTATTAATAGCAAGTTTTGATAGTTTAAGTATGGAAGAGATAGAAAATGATATAGATGGTGAAATGATGGAAGAGTTAGAGTATCGTTTTGATAAGAAATAGGAGGTTAATATATGGGATTACCTAAAATAGAGATTATTTTTAAGCAATTAGCAGTTACAGCTGTTAAAAGAAGTCAATTAGGTATAGTTGGATTAATAGTAAAAGAACCTACTAAAAAATGGGATAGAAAGGTATACAAAGATATTACTGATATAAAAAGTGATGATTATTCTGCTGAAGTATTACCATTGATTAAAGATAGCTTTGAATATACACCAAATAAAGTAGTTGTATTTAATGTTGGAACTGGAACATTAACAGATACATTAAAGAAAGTGGCACAAGAAAGAATTAACTGGCTAGGATTAACTTATGATGGGAAAGATGGAGATACTGCAACACTTGTTTCTTGGATAAAGTCAGTCAGAAAAGCAGGCAAAACTTATAAAGCTGTTGTATTTAAGGCTACTAAACCAGATAACAAAGGCATAGTAAACTTAATGAATGACAAGGTTACATTTGTAGATAATAGAGGAGAAGTTGAAGGTTGGCAATATGTACCAACAATCTTAGGAATGTTAGCAGGTTTACCAATGACTAGATCAGCTACTAGCTTTTTATGTGGAAATTTAAAGGAAGTCTCTATATTTGATGAAATAGATGATGTTATTGATAAAGGTGGTTTCTGTTTGTATAAAGATGAAGGAGATATAAGAGTTGCGAGAGGTTGCACGTCTTTAGAAGAAATAACACAAGATGAAACGGAGGATATGAAAGACATTATCATAATAGAATCTATGGACTTAATGAGAGATGATATTTACTCAACATTCAAAAAATGGATAGGTAAATATAAGAATAAATATGATAATCAAGTGCTATTTTTCACAGCTATTAATGCTTATTTCAAAGAATTAGAGAAAGAGGATATTTTGGATAAAGAATATGATAACTATTCAGAAGTTGATGTTGAAGCACAAAGATTAGCATGGCTTGGAGTAGGTAAAAAAGAAGTGGAAGAATGGGATGATGAAAAAGTTAAAAAGACTGCATTTAAGAAAAAAGTATTTATGAAAGCAAATATAAAAATATTAAATGCTGTAGAGGACTTTAAATTTACAATTAATATGTTCTAAGAAATGGAGGTAAATAATGTCTAATAAAATGGATAAAAACAAGATAATTAGAGGTTCATTTGGTGCTGTATGGCTAGATGGAGAAGAATTAGGTTCTGTAAAATCTTTTGAGGCTAAGGTTACATTAGAATATGAAGATGTGGATATTATGGGAGAACTAGGAAAGTCAAAAAGATATATGGGCTTTACTGGTGAGGGAACTATGACACTCCATAAAATAGATTCTACTATTGGAAAGCTATTAGCTGATGGGATAAGAAATGGTAATATGCCAGATTTTAAAATAGTTGCAAAACTAGATGACCCAACAGCTTATGGAGCAGAAAGAGTTGAATTAACAGGTGTAACAATTAGTGAATTAATGGCATTAAAATTTGAAAATAAAGCTTTAAGAGAGGAAGAAGTTCCTTTTAGTTTTTCACATTTTAGATATATAGATATGATATAAGGAGGATATGAAAATGGCTAAAAATATAACATTAGAAATATTAATTGCAAAGAAACAACAATCAGAAAATGATAAAATGAAAGTGGTGCTATTTAATTCAGAAGTATTAGGTGGAACAATAGAAGTTGTAAAACATAAAGCAAGAGATGTAATAAAAATTATGGATAGTGCACAAGAAAAAACAACAGAAGCAGCTTACAATGCTAACTGTAAATTAATCTATAAACATTGTCCTATTTTACATGATAAAGAATTACAAAAGACTTATGAAGTAGCACAACCTTATGAAATTGTAATACCTGTATTTGATGAAAATTTAGGAGAAATAAATAAGCTATCTAACTTCATTTTAAATCTTTATGGATTAGGTAAAGAATCTGATAAAGCTAGTAAAGTCTTAGAAGAAGAGATTGAAGATATAAAAAACTAATATTAGAGGATGCCGATATGGCATTCCTCTCTTTTTATACTTTAAAAGGTTTTTCAATGAAATATCTGTTGAACTTATCTTATGAAGAAAAGTTATTTTTGATGGCTACAATGGAGCTTGAAATTGAAAGATTGAATAAATCAAACTCTTAATTCTTTACTAAATTCCCTTATGGTTATATAATGTTATTATATAAATTATAAGGGGGAGATTTTATGACTGATTTATCTATTGTTCCTGATATTATCAAATCAGGAGAAACAGCCATTGTTGAAATTATAAAAGCTGTAGAAATTACAGGAAGTAATGAAATAATTAATGGTATTGCAACACTTATGGGGTTATCTGGTTTTTCTCTAAGAGATATAATAGGAAAAGAACAAATGGGAAAAATCTTTAGTAAAATAAAAAACTGCTTTAATGATAAAAAAGCAACTGAAGAACAACAAAAAATTATAAAAGATTCTTTTTTAGAACTAGAAGATTATATAAAAAATTGTGAGGAATTTAATGAAAATGTTTTTGAAAAAATATCTGAACTTTTAATAAATGGGGTAAATAATGAGGATATATTAACAAGAGAGTATATAAAAATTTTAAAAAAATTATCTTGGATTGATTTAATTGTATTAATTGATATGAATATCATTAAAGAAATAAGAACAGCAGATAGAATTAGATATGTAGAAGATATGCAAGAAGAATATTTTTCTATTTTTACAACTCAACATAGAGATATTCCATATGAATTAGTTCAAGAAAGTTTAGAAAAATTGAAAAAAATGAACCTTATAAATAACATAGGAGTTTCGTATAAGGAAACTTTAAGCAATCTCTCTACTGTTCATAAAATACATCTTCGTAGCAGTTTAGGAGATAAAATAGTAAATTTAATAAATGGTAACAATGAATAAGAAAATGTAAAAATTATAAGAGGAGAAGTTAAAATATCTCCTCTTTTTTATTGTAAGAAAGGAGGTTTAAATGGCAAAAAATATTGCTATATTACTAAGTTTAAAAGACCAGTTTACAACACCATTACAGAAAGCAAATAGAAGTGTAAAAGAAACAAAAGATGCCTTAAAAAAGGCAGAAAGACAAGTAAAAGCATTTACCAATAGAATAAAATCTGGAATGAAATCTGTTGCTAAATGGACAGCAATTGGTTTTGGAGCATTAACTGCTGCAGCTGGAGTATTTATAAAACAATCTATAGATGCTGCAAAAGATAAGTTAAAAGCTGATAAAATGTTGGAAACAAATTTAATGAAAGAAGCTAATTTTAAAAAAGAACATATACAGATGTTAAAGGATGAAGCTAGTGCATTACAAGATGTTGGAATAGTTGGAGATGATGTTGCTGTAGCTGGTGCAGGACAATTAGCTATCTATAAATTAAAAGCAGAGCAAATAAAAACTATACTACCTGTCATTGATGATATGGTTGCCAAAGAAAAAGGTTTCAATGGGACACAAGAAGATGCTATTGCTATGGCAGATGTATTTGGTAAGGCTGTAGAAGGTAAAACAAAAGGACTTGTAAAATATGGAGTATCTTTAACTGATGCAGAAGAAAAATTATTTAAAACTATGAAACGAGAACAAAGAGCAGAGTTTTTAAATAAGAAATTAACAGCTGCTATAGGTGGAACTAACAAGGCTTTGAGAGAAACAGATGAAGGTAAAATTGTAGCAGCAAAAGGTGCTTGGGGAGATATGCAGGCTGAGTTAGGTAAGAAATTAATGCCAAAATTAGGTGCTATTGCTGAGTGGTTTCATAGTAAGATACCAGGTATTCAAGATTTTATATTAAGTCTTGCAGATAAAGTTGAAGAATTAGTTACAAGAGCAGAACCTTATATAACACAAATTAAGGATATGTTTGGAAAAATATTTGAAAAAGTTAAACCAGCATTAGAAGAAACTTGGCAAATATTATCAAATGCTGGAACTGTTGCAATAGATATAGCACAAGGAATTATAAATCATTGGGATAGGATAAGTCCTATTATTTACACAGTAGCAGGTGCTATTACTGCATATAATCTTGCAACAACTATTAGAAATAATAAAGAAATGATTTATCTTGGTTATATGAAAACTAAAAATGCTTTGGACACAATAGCAGCAATATTAACAGGACAATTAACTATAAAGCAATGGGCTTTAAATGCTGCAATGAATGCAAATCCAATAGGTTTTGTAATTACTGCTATTGCTTTATTGGTTGGTGGTATATGGTTACTATGTAAAAACTGGGACTTAGTTAAAAAGAAAACTATAGAATTATGGAAAAAACTGGATAATAATCCATTAGGCAAGGTACTTAAATTTATAATTAAGTTTGGAAACCCTGTAGGTGCTATGATTAATGCATTCCTATTTTTAAAAGATGTAATTACTCAAAATTGGGATACTATAAAAAATTTTGCTATGACTTTATGGGATAACTTAGTTGGTGCATTTAATTATGTAAAAGATGTTATTCTAGGTGTTTGCAGTGTTGTAGGTGGAATATTCACAGCTATATGGGATGGAGTTGTAAAGGCATTAGATAAGTTGAAAGAAGGTTTTAATAAAGTAACAGATTTTATTACTGGTGTTTTTATGAGTGCTTGGGATAGTTTAATGAAAGCATTAGATGCTGTATTACATCCTATTGAAACAGCAAAAAATGCTTTTGGTAAATTAATAGATAAACTTAAATTTTGGAATAAAACACCTGCTGATGATAAAACTATAAATATTACAGAAAATACTAAAAAGACTACTGAAACAGTTGGTGGAGCAAATAAGACAGGGATAGCAACAACTTCTATAAAAAATCCTAGACATGCTTTGGGTACTGCATACTTTAAAGGTGGAGTAACAGGAATTAATGAAGGTGGAAGAGATGAAACAGCTATATTACCAGCTGGAACTCAAATTCTAAGTCATGAAGAAGGTAAATCACTTCAAAAGAATAATGTTGAAAAACAAGTTATTATAAAAGAAGTTGAAAGTAAGAAAAGTTCAGATAAAAAGGTAGAGGTACATATCCATATTGGAGGTAATTTCATAGGTGAAAAAGAACATATGGAAAAATATGGAGAATATACAGCAAATAAGATTTTAGCAGCTTTAAATAATATGTAGGATAGGAGATAAGAAAATGAATATAATTTTTATAGTTGAAGATAATGGAGTACAACAAGAAATGGTAAATATTCCAGTAGTTCAAAATATAGAACCTGTAAACTGTGAAACAGAAGATGAAGAATTTACAACTATTAATGGAAAAAAATTAAATTTAATTGGTGGTAAAGGACTTAGAAACTTTTCATTTTCTTCTTTTTTTCCTAGTAAATTATACAGTTTTGTAAGTTTTTTAAATTTTAAAGAACCTAAATATTATATTGAATTTTTTGAAAAGTATAGAGATGCAAGAGTACCTTTAAGAATTATTATAGTTGATAAGTACAGAGTGGTCTTAAATATGCTATGTAGATATAATTTTACTTATTCTTTTAGAGATAAGGCTGGAGATGTTCCATATACCTTAGATATAAAAGAATATATTTTACCTGGTGAGGTTGATAATAATGTATAAGACAATAATAAAAGAAATAGATGTAACCAATTATATAAGAGATTTAACCTGGAGAGATAACATTGATACATTAGGAGTTGAGATAAGTTTTGAACTTGCAGTAAATAAGTTTGATAAAAATCTATCTTTTCTCTATGACATTACATTAGGTGATCCTGTTCAAATAATCAATGATAAAGGAGAAACATTGGTACAAGCTATAATTGTATCAGAAAACCCTAATGGAAAGACTACATCATTTACTGCTTATGATATGGCTTGGTACTTGAATAAATCAACTGTGATAAAACAATTTAAAAAGATGGTAGGGAATGACTGTATTAAGTCCTTATGCAGTGAAATTGGAATAAAAGTTGAAGTAAGTGGATTAGATACTAAGATAGATAAAATTTACAAGGATAAGACTATCTCAGACGTTATTTATGACATCATAGAACAATGTTCACAATTCAATTCTAAAAAATTTTTTATTGAGTATGATAAAGGTACTCTAAAAGTAGGACCATTCAAAAAGATAAAAGTTACTGGACAGTATGAAATGCATAAAAATACTTTTATAGATGTAGCCAGAAATATTGGAGAAGTTTCATTAAGTAGGTCAATAGTTGATATGAAAAATTCTATACTAGTTGTAACACAAGATAAAAAAGCAGTTAGAACAGTAGGAAAAGAACAAGATAGCGAAAGTATTAAAAAGTATGGTATGTTACAAGAAGTAGTAACATTAGATGAAAAAGAATTTAAAAAAGCTAATCTAGTTGCTAAAAATGAATTAAAAAAATTAAATAAAATCACAGAAGATTTCAGTATTGATATTCTAGGTGATGATAAAGTTAAGAGTGGTAGGGTTATAGATATAGACATACCACTTTTTAATTTAAAAGGTGAGTATTTAATAAAAGAAAGTTCTCACAGTGTACAAAATGGTATCCATAGAGCAAATTTAAGATTGGAGGTGTTTAAGGAGTGAGTGAAAATAAAAAATCTTGGGATGTAGCAGTAGCTGAGAAGTTCAAGGAAAGAGAAAATCCAAGCCCAATAGGTGCTGTATTAGGTAAGATTTTAAAACCTCTCCCTGACATCTCTATTGAACTCTTAAATGGTTATGGTGTTATTGATTCTGATAAAATTTACTTATCTAATGCAATAACTAATAGATTGGCTATTGAATGCACTATGAAAGAATTTGAAAGCGAAGGTAATAGATCTACTAATTGTAACATTACAAATTTAAATACTAGTGGTGCTGGGAATGATAGTGCTGGAGATACAAATTTAATGTTAACAGGACATACTGGTTCATACAAATCTAGTTCAAGTAAAAAAGATAATAAAGATAAAGGTAAATTTATATTACAGACAGTTTTTAATCTAAAAAAAGGAATGTATGTGCTTGTTATACCTAACACAGAGGAAGACAAGTTTTTTGTAGTAGATGTTTTTAATTATGCTCCAGAGGTGAGTTTAGAATGGGAATATTAGCAAAAATAGATTTTTTTGATTACTCTAAACAAGAGACAAATAATAGTAAAAACAGTAATGGAAAAACATTTTTGATAGACTTTCAAAAAAAGAAATTATTAAAATCAAATGGACAATTAGTAAAAACAGATGATGAAAGGGCTGTTAGAATGTGGATTGAAAAGGTTCTTTTAACCGAAAAATATAAATGGAATATTTATAAATATAATGGACCTAATCAATATGGGATGAAATATAAGGCTATGTTACTTAGTCAAAGATTTCCTACACCTGTTTTATATAGTGAGTTTGAGAGAGAATTGACTGAAACAATGAAGAAAAATAAACAAATAATAGAAATTAGAAATATTGATATAAAGTTAGAAAAACATACCTTGAAAACCAAATTTGAAGTAGTGTTAAAAAACTTCAAAACATTTGAATGGGAGGGGTATCTATGATAATAAAAAAAGAATGGAAAGAAATTTTAAAAAATATGCTTAATCAGGTAAATGATGAATATGATAAGACAGAAGGAAGCTTATTTTATGACAACTTAGCACCTGTAAGTATAGAAATAGAAGAAATAAGAAAGACCTTAGAATATATATTTTTAAATTCTTTTGCAGAAACAGCAGAAGGTGAGTATTTAGATAATATATGTAAAGAGGTAGGAGTATTTAGAAGAAAAGCAACAAAGTCAAAAGGTACTGTAATTATAAAAGGAGTACCAGGAACAGTAATAGAAATTAATACCAAAGTTGCAAGTGATACCTATATTTATTTAACTACACAAGAAAAAATAATATCTGCTACTGGAAGTGTTGAAGTACCTATTGAAAGTGAAAAATATGGGAAAATATATAATATACCTAAAGGGACTATTACAAATTTTCCTGTAACTATTCCAGGATTAAATGAAGTCAATAATCTAGTAGAAACTGTTGATGGTTACGATGGAGAAACAGATGATGAATTAAGAGAAAGATATTATTTTAAAGTTAGAGAGCCTGTAACAAGTGGGAACATATATCACTATAAAAAGTGGGCTTTTGAAGTTGAAGGAGTAGGAGGAGTTAAAGTATTTCCATTATGGGCTGGTAATGGTACTGTAAAGGTAGTTGTAGTAAATAGTGATATTCATGAAGCTGATGAAACTTTACTAAAAAGAGTAAGGGATTATTTAGAAGAAGTTAGACCAATAGGGGCTACTGTTACAGTAAAAAGTGCAATAGGTAAAGCTATATCAATTTCAAGTACTGTTAAAATTTCTAAAAATATAAAATTTGATGAAGTAAAAACAGAGTTTGAAACAAAAGTAAAAGAATATTTTAGGAAAGTAGGATTTAAACAGGATTATGTAAGTTATGCACAATTAGGAAATATCTTATTAAATATTCAAGGGGTTAGTGATTATGATGACTTAAAAATAAATAATACAACTTTAAATGTACAATTAGCAGCTGAGGAGATTCCAAAATTAACAACAATTACTTTACAAAAAGAGGTGATATAGTTGGAAGCTGAAAGATTAATGAGGTATATGCCAAAGTATTATAGAGGTATTTTTGAAATAACTTTATTAC